AACGCGACAGACGATGCGGCCCACTCGTTCTCGCACTCATGCAAAAGCCAATAGGGCGCGTTTTCGGCGTGCTTCGTCAGTCGGTCTCCCAAGCCATCCACAGAACCAGCCGATGCAACAGACCGCTCATTCGTATCGTTCATGGTCGCCGCCGCCTTCGTTCGCGGCTGTTGATCTTCCGTGTTCTGCTAGTTCCCGCAGTACCCTTCGCACTCGTCTTGAAACCCACGCAGGTGCCGGAACATATTCATCTGCCCACTCTTCTCGTCGGCGGGCCGTAGGTCAACCTCGTTCAGTGGCACGCACGCCTTGTGCAAGTATCGGTGAGCATCCAGCCCGGTGCCGGTGCGGCACACCTTGTCAATATGCACGGCCCGATCCCAGCCCTTGGGATCGTCGGCCTTCAGCCGACGCCATTCCTCGTCCGACTTGAACGGGCAGAACACGCAGGCCGAGCGTGGCACCTCGTATGGCATACGCTCGCGTAGGTACGATTTGCAGTCGCCGCGATCCCATTGCATCTCCCAGAGCGGGAAATGAACCTTCCAGTTTGACGGCTTGGCGAGGAATCGTTCCTTGACGCGGATGACCCGCTTCGGCTCGTCAAACGAGAGCCCCATGTATTGATGAACGATGACCTCTTTCGGAAGCGGTCTGCCGAACTGCCCGCCGCAGTGTTCGCGGATCAGTCGCTCAATCGGCTTGACCTTGAAATCGGCGGTGCATTGCCGCTGGATGATGCCCTTCTGTCCTGTCTGCGGATGAACCGTAAACGCCGGGATCGAAATGTAGTGGCCGCCGTCAGTGCGGGTGTTGCCATTTGCATCGCTGCCTTGGTCTAAGGCATCGCCCAGCCGCCCCGCCGTCGTCCTCACAATCGGCGGCCCGCCCTGCTTCTCAAGCCATTCCAGATGCCTGTAAACCTCGTCCGGCTCCTCCTGCGTGTCGGCGAAGATGGCGGCGTCGAATCGCGGCACTTCCGGCTCGTCGCCGTCGATGCTCAAGAGGTAGAGCGCCGTCGATTGGACGCCCGCGCCGAGATTCAGGAAGTGGTGTTCAGGCATTGCCCGTCTCCGAGGCCGACGCAGCAGAACCAAAGGATGCAGCGGACAGCTCTTCAACGTCTTTAGGCATGGGGAGTCCTTTCATCGCTGCCGCTGATCCTGCGTGTTCTGTGGCTACTTGTCGTCGCTCGGCGGGGCCGGGAGACCCATCCAGTGAGTCACGTTGATTTGGTCAATGTCGCCATCTTCATGCTGCCAAAAACCTTCCTGCTTGTGCCGCCGCAAGGCCGTGACGTGTCGGCCGTTCACGCACGCGATGACGAGCGCGTCAACGTCAGGTAGCCGCTCGCAAACAGGCACCCATCTGGCTCGCGTAAACGCATCTGTCATGTAGAAAAGAATGTCCTCTCGGCTTTTCCACAGTTCCTCCGCCGCTTTGATGGCGTCATCTCCTCCCAGTCGGATGCGCTGATAAAGCCCCTCCAACTCCTTGCTCGGCTGAATCTCGTTACTCATATCTCCCTTTCTACGCTCACAGAACCAGCCGATGCAACGGACGGCGGAGCCGCCGCTTATCCTGTGCGTCACGCCACACCCCTCGGGCTACACACTCCTGCCCGCCACTTCGACACCTTGCTGTGCGTGTTGCACGGTGCCTCGGCCCTTCGCTCGGCCAAGTGCTTTTCCTTCAGCTCGGCTTTCAGTCGCTCGATCTCTTCTGGTGTTGGATCCACGACGGACGGCTGCGGCCTTGGACGTTTTGGCAGCCCGTACTTCTTGGCCCACTTGCAGACCGTGTTGACCGAGACGCCAAAGCGTTTTCCCATCGCCTCGCACGTTTCGCCCGCCACCCACATCTGGTGCAAGATCAACGCTCGCTTGTTTTCCATGCTCAGCCCTCCGCAGCCAGCGGCATGATGACGCCCGTGTACGGGCCGCACTTGAGCAGCACCCGGCTCTGCGGATCGGCGGCGTACACGTCCACCTGGGGCTCCTCGTCAGCAGGCAGGAACTTCAGAAAGTCGTGCAGGAACTTCGGGTCTACCTTCGTCGTCGCAGTCGTGCCTGCTTTCACAACGTCACACATCACCCGACTCTCGCCGTACTCGCTCGAGCGGGCCGACAGCGTAAGCTTGCTGCTCGTCCACGTCAGGTCGATGCCCTTCGACTGCTCGCTCGTCACGATGGCTGCAGCATCCACGGCGGACAGCAGCTCGGTGACGTTGAGCACGGCGGCCTCGCCATCCGGCTCACCGACAACGTCACGCCACCTGGGGAAGCGGCCTTCCACCAGCCGGCCGGTGATCGTCACGCCGTCCAGCGTCATGACAACTTCCTTGCCGTTGCTCTCGACTTGCACCGAGCCGTCGCCCGTGGCCATGGCCGAAGCCATGGCGATCACCCGGGCCGGCACGATGGTCTGCGAGTCGTCCACGGCCTGGTCCGTCTCGGTCTCGACGCACGACAGCCGCCGGCCGTCGGTCGCCACCCAGGTCGGATTGCCGTCGGTCACGTCGATAAGCACACCGCCAAGAGCGAACCGGCTGGACTCGGTGTCAGTGGCGTATGCAGTCGCCCTGGCGGCCCTGGCGAACTGGTCCGCAGGAATCCGGCAGATTGCCTTCAGCCCCTCCGGCGTCCACGCCGGGTACTCGGCCGCGTCCTCAGTCGGCAGCGTCCACGAGCCGCCACCGCACTTTACAGCCACGCTGCCACCCTTCGGCGTCAGAGTCACGGTGTCGCCCGTCGCGGCCCGCAGGATCGCCTGCAGCCGATGGGCCGGCAGCAGCATGCAGTCGCCGTGGTAGTCGATCTCACGGTCAATCCGCACCTCAAGATCCGTGCCCGTCAAAAGACCGTCACCGAGGCGGACGTTGGCCAGGATCGGTTTCGGCCCTCTGGCGGGAACCGCACGAATCACGTCCGCAATCGCGTCGCTCAACGCCCTGCGGTCCAGCGTGATGCCAGTAGTCTTTCGCTCCCTTGTCGCAACCATGACTGTCCCTCCTTGGTTTCATCGCACACCCGACCAGAATCCCGAGGGCGAAGGTGCCCGCGAGAAGAAGTTCACCGATAGCAATCCAGACCAGATCGGAAACGCTCATAAGCCGAGCCCCGGATCGTCGTCAAAAAGCGGGCTGTTGCGTGCAGCCAGTTCCGCCTCGACCACCTCCAGCACTTTCGCATTGCTGGCAAGCCGCAGGATGAGCGTCCCGATGGTGTCGTGGGCGAGCTCGAGCAGCAGCCGGCTCTCGTCGTCCACGTTGTCACGCCACGCCGACTCAAGGCAGGCGTCGGCAACGGCTCGCGGGGATGGTGTTCGCTGTTTCATATCAGCACCTCGATGGCTCGGACCTTGCGTGGGTCACGACGGATGACGCCTTTTCGCTCCAATGCCCGCAGGTGACACGCGGCACCGTTAGGCGATCGGAAATTGAACCGGGCTTGGATCTCGCGGACGGTCGGCCCGCAGACGCGGGTCGAGTCACGCAGAAACTGCACGATCTCGGCTTGTTTTTTGGTTAGCTGTGGGGTGGTCATGCCATGCTCCGAATGACCGAAATGGGCTGAACGTCTCCAGAAGGCAAGACTCGGCTGAACATCGGGTCTTGCCCGAGCAGACGCTTGCGTGCGTACATCAGCACTTGATAGGCGGGCTGCATGTCAATCTTGAGTTGCTCAACCTTGTCGAGAACCAGCCCCAAGATCATGTCAAAGTCGTTAGCTGTCGCACCGTCTATCGTCGCAACAAACTCGCGGGCCAATCGCTGACTCTGTTGGCTGTCAACGTGAACCGCCTTGTGTCTTTCGCCAGGCGTACGCACGTTTGCTGCACGGCTTTTGGCAGAGAACAGTTCGCGGTACGACTCAAGCATCCACTTCAATTGCGGATACAGCGTGTCGTGAGTCCGCTTCACGTTTCGGATCGCGTCGTACAGAACGACCTGATCGAGACGGGCCAGGTCATCCGACCAAAGCCGACGCTCCTCGTCCGTCCACTGGCACTGCGGCCAGAGTTGGTTGATTGCAGACTTGTTGTCATCCCACGTCCTCACAGGTTCCCTCCTGCTGGTTGGCGTCCACGGCTCCGTGCCTGGTGCTGCACCTTCGGGTCAGCGAACTCGCCGGCCCTTATCCTGTCGATGAAGTCAAAGAACCTCGTGATCGGCAGCGGACGCTCGAAGTACGCCCGGCTCGGCAGCCGTGCCAGGGCCTCGTTCGCACGCTGAATCCAACCGGGGCTGGCTGCGAGATCCGCCCATCCATCGGGTGCCGTCAGGTGCGGCCACGGCTCGGCCCGCTCAGTGACGTTCCAGACGGTCACGAACCGCTGCCACTCGTCCGCTGCCCACCCTGGCTGGCGGAAATCGTCCGCCCCAGTGTGTGTGTGTGTTTCTTCTTTGGAGAAGGGAAAAGGGTTAACGGTTAAAGGAGAAGGGTTAAGGGTTAAGGCAGGGCTAGTTCCGGTAAATCCGCGACCAGTCTCGGAATTACCCGGACTAGTCGCGGTATTTCCTGGGCTTTGCGTTTCGCCCGTGTTTTTCGGTGGTTCTGGCAGGTTGTCGGACGTTTCCTTGTGGTGCGGGTTCTGGTGTTTTGAGAACCCATCGACCTGCACGTAGGACTTCCCGTCAACGGTGTACACCTGCACGAACCCACGGTCTGCCAGTTGGGCCAGAAGGGCAGCGATGTCGCATTCGTCATACGGCAGCACCTGGGCCTTGATCTTGGCGTGCCTGCACTCCATGCGGCCGTCGCGGTCAACGAGCGTCCACAGCCCTGCAAACAGCAAGCGGGCCAGCGGGGCGCACTCTGCCAGCAGGTCGTTAGAGAAGAACCCTGGCTTAAGAAGCCGTGTGCGTGCCATCCGTGGCCCTCCACTTTGTCGCCGTGAGCAGTTCAATGTCTTTGGTCGACTCAATTCCAAGATTCACTCGCACCTCTGCAGACCTTATGCGTCCTTCCGTAGCCCTCTGCTTGTCTGCCTGCCTGTGGCAATCTGCGCGACACAAAAGCATCACGTCCTTCTGCCGCTCCCTGCCTAATGTTCTGTAGTGCTTGTGGTGCAAATCCAATCCGCATCCACTCTTGCCACATCGCTCGCACTTGTTACCGCGACGCGCGGTAACCTTGCGTTTCAGCTCGGCCCAGTAAGGGCTGGCCAGGTGAGCGATGTATCGCTGTCTCCATGGCTTAGTCATCACGCAACCCTCCACACCGTGGCCATCCGTCCGCTCGCCGTCCGCCTGGTCCCGGCCTCGACCACCAGACCACGCCGTGCAAGTTCGATTCGCCGTGGCCGCTGCGTTGACGGGTTCATGCCGAGCTTGTGCTGCATCTCCTCGTCTGTGAGTCCTTGCGGCCACACCGCCAGGAGCTCGAGCACCCGACGCTGCATCGCGTTCAGCGTCGTCGGGCCAAGCGAGTCGGCCGCTGCGGCCGAGGTTACGCTGCCGTTGACGCTCGGGGCCCGCTGGACGAACAGCGGCAGATCGCAACCGGCTTCGATGTAGACACCCATCCGCTTTCCTTTCGTGTTTCGGCCCCGTGACGTGGGGCATCCGGTCGAGTTACTCGCGGGCGAGGTGGAGTTAGTCGCAAGCCTCGACTGCCGGGGTTGGTCAGCACTTCCGGCTTACTGGCGGATGCGGCCCGATGGACAAAGCCGCTACGGCAACCGCGTGCCATTGGTCGTCAGTCGCTCGACTCCGGTGGCGGCACACCCGTGCATGGCTCGTACTGCTGCGGCTTCTCGTACGTGGCCAATCGCTTGGCCAGGTCTTCGCACTGCCGCCGCATGAGCTCGTACATCTCGGCGGCCCGAGCCACGGGCTTGGCTAAGTCACGCACGTACTCGGCCATGCGTGGCCGTCGGTTCCGCTCTAGGAACGTCGCAACAACGTCGGCGTCGATCGTGCAGGGCTCAAGGTCTGGCCTCATGACGCCACCTCGTGCTGGGCGGCCTCGTGCGGGAACTCCTGGCCACGGTCCTCTGGATCGCTGGTGAGCAAGTCGATGCGGCCGTTGATCAGGCCGAAGAGGTCGTCAGCCTGAGCCGGCGTGTAGAAGCCGGCCTTCAGCCGCTCTTCCACCTTGGACTGCATCTGCTCCAGGCGGCCGATGTCACGCTCGCGGTTGACGGCCAGCCGCGATCGCTCCATGTCGGTGGCCGTGGCCGTGGTCGGCTCGGCGGCCGGGGCTTGTGCCGGGGCGTCGAACTTAGGACGCACTACAACGGGCTCCCTGGCGGGCCCTGGCGTTGGGGCGGGCGTCGGGTAGTCCTGGGCCTCCTCGGCCGTGATAAGCCCACGCAGGGCGTCTGCGAAGGCGTTACGCAGGGCGAAACCACGGGCCCGCAGCGTCAGCATCCGAGCCGGGTACTGCGTCCACGGGCCAGATTTGCCGGCCAGCCCGGCCCGCTTGGCGTCTGCCATGCTGAACCGGACAACCGTTGGCTGCGGGTAGCCCTTCCGCTTGGCCTCGCACACGGCCACCAGCTGCTCGCCGTCGCCCTCCGTGTACTCGCGGACGTACTCGCAGACCGGGCTCGACTGCACCAGGGCCAAGGCGGCGTCGCCCCAGATCGTCGGGCGACCGTTGATAACCGCGATGCTCTGCAGGCTCTGCATCGGGGACAGCCCAACCTCGCTGCCGTGCTGGATGGCCAGCATGCAACTCTCGGGTTTGCCCTTGAAATCCTTCGGGGCAAACTCGCTCGCCGCGACCATCTTGGCGAAGCGGAAGGCGTCATCGAACGTGGCCAGGGCCAGTCCGCCGGCCCGCTGGGTACTGATTTCCGTGGTCATCTCGCGTCCCTTTCGTGTTTCGCGAATTGCGAATGTCCTTTGAAAATCCCGCTCTGCGTCCTGCTCGGCGGGTGGTTCGTGCGTCCTTGCTTTGGCGTCTCCAACGCCACTCCTTCCACCGATTGATTCCTTCTCCCGGCGGTCCTGTACGTGTGTTCCTTTGTGAGAGTGGGGCAAAAACGTAAACGGGGGGGGGGGGGGGGGGGGTTAAATGCCGTTGCCGATTGGCCCGTGTTTTTCCGCAAATGCACTGCGTTGCAGTCGGCACCGTTGGTCGGTGCGACCGCCGATCACCAGGGCACGAAGTCCTGCTCGTTGACCAGGTGCGTCTCGGTGCCAACGTCTGGCACGTGCCGGCGGACTTCGTACGTCGTCGCGTCGATCACCTTGGTCACAACGCCGTAGAGCAGATGACCGCTCGAGTGGCGGAACTTCACGCGGTTGCCCACCTCGTAGGTGTCAACGAGCCGGCCGTCGATGCTCTTGGTGATCGGCGGCGAAATCGTCTGGTCGGACAGGCCGGCAGCGGCGGCGAGGTACTCGTTTTCGTGAGCGTCCATGTAAGGGATTCCTCCTTGGGTGGCGTAGTGTACGCCTGTTCATCTGTTGGTCAACTGTGGTGTACAAGCATTCCAGGGCGACCAACCGTGCCATGAAATGCAGGAGTGGCGTTAGCGTGACTTCCTTGCAGCAGCGTAGCGGTATCGTTACTTCTGTCAACCCAAAAACCGCCACGGCAAAGCGGCAAGTATCTCGAGCAGGTCGTGGATGGCACGGGCGGCTGGCGAGTCGGTGCCGAGCTCCTGGCCGATGCGGACCAGGACGAGTGCTGGCATAAGGTTTGAGATCCGGTGCATGACGTGGCCCTCCCTGGCCAAGAGATCCTGTGTGTGATTGCCACCCGTTTCGCTGCTGTCGGCTGGCCGGGTGGCCCCACCATGGTCGGTCAAAGTTGCCGGCCCAGATAGCAGCCAGAAGCCTTCATGGCCGCAACACTTCCCCAGTGGATGCACTGGTTGCGAACGCAGAGTGCGGTGTTGTGCCAGCTGCCGTAGCAGTCAGGCCACCGATAAGCCGCCTTCGCCATCGCGTCAAATTGCTGGCGGGTAAATCCGAGGCTGATCACTTCGTTGCGAAGGGCTTGGCACTTGTTCTTGGTTGCGGCGGTCATCGTTCGTCTCCCGGTTTGCGGCTGCGAGTCTCATTCGCTCGCATGGCCCCATTGTAGCGTTATCGTTACTTGATGCAAGGGGGCTTAAAAAGATTTTTTTGGGTGCTGTTTTCCCGGAAGTTATTGGGGCTTCCGCTTCCGTTTGGGCTTAGGGGCCGCCGGCCGCTCGTCCTTCCGCAGGTTCGAGCGTGTGGTCAGGCTGGCCTTGAGGGCCAGCACGTCGGCCCTGAAGACGAGCCAGGCCCGCTCGCCTGCCTTCCAGCCACGCAGCCGAGAGTCCTTGCCGCCCAGCAGGCGACGCAGGTACCCCTCGGTGCAGCCTGCCAGCTTCACCGCCTCGGAGATCGTGATCCACTCTTTGTCTGGACTAGCCAATGCGACCATGCCCCAATAGTAACGCCACCGTTACGTGCGTCAAACCGCCCTGCACCTGAAGTATTCGCCGGCCGCTGCCCGACAGGCCAAACGCCGGCCGGCCGACCATCAACCTTGCCCCTGGCACTCGAAAGTCTGTACAGTATCTCCATGCCCGCCAAGGGGCGATTGTTTGAACGGATGGGGTGCAGATTGAACATTTGTACAGTCCTCGATACAGTCGCCCCTTTGGCACAACAAAGGGAGAGAGGCGATGACGCTGCGAGACCTGCTGATTGACCGGATTGCCCCGCTGAAAAACCTGAACGACCGCTCGGTGTTGATGTACCTAAGCACGCTGGAAAGGTTCCGCGACTTCCTGGGGCACGAGCCCACCGTCGATGACCTCGATGACCTGACTGCCGCCAAGTTCTTGCGGTGGCGGGCCAGCACGGTACACGACCGGAAACGCGGCCTCATCTCGCCGGCCTCGCTGGCGAAGGACAGTGCCCACCTCCGCAGCCTGTGGACCTGGCTGGCCAAGAAACGCTGGAAGCGGTCAGACGGCGAACTTATCGAGTTCCCAGACTACGCCCGGCCTCGCGTTCCCAAGCCAGTACCGAAGGCGTACAAGGCCGAGGAGCTCGCCAAGCTCATCCAAGCCGCCAGGCACCGGAAGGGCCACGTATCGGGCAAGCCGGCCGCCTGGTACTGGGTCACCAAACTTCTGGCCATGTTCCAGACTGGCGAGCGGATCGGGGCCATCCTTGCCCTTCGCTGGTCTGAAGTGGATCTGGAGCGGAACACCCTGACGTTCTTGGCAGCCACCCGCAAAGGCCACAGGGAGACGATTACACGGCCGATTACGCCGCAGCTGGCTGAATACCTGGCCGTGCACAAAGGGGCTCCTGGCGAGCGTGTGTGGGGCTGGCTGGACGACCGCGAACTGCTGTCCTGCTACGCCAGCCTAAAGGTGCTGTGCCGGTGTGCTGGCGTGCCGTACAAGCCGTTTCACGCCATCCGCAAAGCGACGGCGTCCTACCTGAAACGGGCCGGGATCTCGGCAAAAAAGCAGCTGGGGCACAGCAGCGAGGAAATGGCCGAAACCCACTACTACGACGAAGAAATCACGGGCCGGGAATCCAACCTCAACTACCTGCCCGACATCACCAAGCCGCCAGCCGGCAACGGCGATCAGCCGGCCGCTTAATTAGGTGGCGTGGCATGAATTAGGTAGCAAATTAGGTAGGACGAGCCCGGGCAAGCGGGGAGGCGGCGCGGGGGAAAGGGAGAAACCCTACGCCGCACTCAACCCGCCGCCCGGCTCAATCTCCACGGATATGCGACAGCGACGGCATCTCGTCCCGCTGTGCGATCGTCACGGCCAGGCGTCCCTTCACCCGTGAAAGCTCAGCGAGCAGCCGCATGACGTGGGCCGCGAGCGTGCCCGAGGTTCCGGTGTAGGCCCCGCTGAACCGCCGGGCGTCGATCTCGCACTGGGCCAGGTAGGCGTCAGAGAGAGGCTCAGCCACGGCGGCACTCCTGATGGCAAGCCGCATACCCTGCGATGTCGATGGCGGCATCGTCGGTCGCCGCTGTCCCCATCTGGCGGGCGATCTTGTCGAGCACCATGACGAGAGCCCAATCGGCCGCCGTGAACGTCGTGCCGAACGCCGCGTTCACCAGCGATGCCGTGCGGTTGAAGTGCTCCGTAGGTGGCCCGTACTTTACGTGCCGGTCTCGGATCGTGGCGATAGCGTCTCGCAGCGTCTGCTCTGCCGGCGAGACGGACTGAAAGGCAGGCTCCCACTCCGCGTACGTCTCGCTCAGCACGCCGTCGCCACGCAGCCGCTCGTGTTGCAAATCCTCTGCCTTTGCAACTTCCGGCATCGGTTCTGTTACAGCCGGCGACGCGTACCCAACCATCTTGGGGTCATCCGCCGGCGTCGAGTCCATTCGGGCCTTCACGGCTGACCGCAGTGCCTGGTTCGCTTCCTCAAATGTCGTCGTCATTGTCGTCCCTTGGGCTGTCGTGGAATGATGCTCGCAACTCGCTCTTGTCTACCGTCCAACGCAAGAGCATCCACCAGCCGCCAAGCGGCCGAGCACTCATGCCCTTCTCAACCGCCCAGCCGTCGGTGAGGCATTCCTGCTTGTACGCCGCCGAGCGGACGAGATGCACAGGCCGCACCTTGCAAATGCCGGTGGGCGACAGCCGCTGCCGGCTCGCCTCGATCATCGTCCGCTGGTGAACGTGCCCGGCGTGGATACAGTCGGCGTCCACGTCCACTAAGTACCGGCTGTAGTCGA